GTGGACGAGTGAGGCGGCGAGGTGATGGTCGCCGCGCGGGGTGGACTGCATGGCTGCGGCGACAACCTCAAAGGTGCGCCCGAAGCGGTCGGTGACTCGGTCCCGCTCGGTCAGGACAACCGTGGGGGGGAGGTACAGCACCCAGTCGGACACGACCGTCTGGCGGTCCCTGGTGACCTCCTGTGCTGACCGCTGCTCGAGGCGAGCGGAGTAGTCCCCGACGGAGGAGAAGGTGCTCGTCTCGTCCCCGAACACGTCCTCGGGGCCGGCGGCGTGGCGGAGGATGGTGACCGTCTCGGTCAGGAGGGTGTCGAGGCTCATGCCACCACCGCCACGCGGTAGCGGTTGAGGAGGCTCATCTCGGCGTCAGTCAGGTAGATCCCTGCCCCCTGCTCTGCCGTGGCTGTTGACCATGAGTGCGAGTATGAGCCGATCGACTCGCTGGTCTCGCCCGTGGGGTTGGCCCACGACCTCGTCGCCGCGGCGAGCACGACCAGCTTCACGTCTTCGGGCAGCGTCTCGTAGCCGTGGGAGTAGGTGACCGTCACCAAGGCGGGCGAGACGCCCCAGTAGTAGAACGCCCCGTAGCTTCCGACACGACGGAGGCGACCGGCGGCGGTGAAGGTCCAGTCATCGTCTTCTACGACGGCCTCGCCGTTCACCGTCACCGACGCCACTGCCGTGACCGGAAGCTGGGGGAGGTAGAGAGTGTCCGTGTACGAGCCATCGAGCACGATCACGTCGTCTTCGACGAGGTCGAACGTCTGGCCCGTGTAGTTACGGACGACCGCCGCTGACATAGCAAGGAGGCCCTGTGCGCGGATCACCTGTGAAGCGGTGAGTTCCACGCCCAGATAGTCCTCGAGGTCAGAGACGGTCGGGAAGGTCACTTACTTGCTCCGCCGGCCCTTGGACTCCGCCGAGGCGACCTGCTTGTTCTCGCCCTCGCTGACCTGCTTGGCGTTGCGGGCCTTGGCCTTCTTCGCCCGCTCAGCCAGCGTGGAGTTCGCCAACGCCCAGGTGTGCTCCTTGATCTCGAGGTCGTTGGGGCGACCGTTGTTGGCCTTCGCCTCCGAGGGGGGGCCGCCCGCATGGTCGCGGAAGCTGGTCGCCTCATTGCGCTCGGTCCGGTTCACGAGCCGGTTGCCATCGTCAGCCATATCAGACCGCCGTCACCGTGCAGAATGCCTCGGGGTCGAGGACGCCAAAGCCCAGCCGCTCCTCAGCCAGGATCGCCAGGATGTTGCGGACGAACCAGTCGTTGTGGCTGTCCGTCACGTAGAGCGTGCTCTGCTGGCGGTCAGCCACGATGGCCTGGGAGAAGTCACCGATGAGAATGGTGTTCTCTGTCATGGCCTCCGACACCACGACCCGCAGGCCCCAAAGCCGGTTGATCTGGTCGATCCCGGCCCCCGGCTGAGCCAGGAGGTAGTTGCCGGCGCTGTCCTTGGCGGTCAGGAACCCGGTTGAGTACCAGTCGTTGGGGTGAACGACCATGCCCGTCGGGTTGCGACGGTCGGCGCGGATGGCGGCGATGCCGTCCACAACCGCGTCGAGGTCGGTGCCGGCGGAGCCGACGGTGTTGATCCCGACGACCTGGAGGATGCCCCGCAGGTTCGGCGAGGTGCCGTTGCCGTTGAGGATCTGATCCTCCTCCTCCTCACGGAGCCCGTAGAGCAGGAAGGCGTCCACCAAGGCACGGATCTGCGGAGCGTCCGCAGCCGCCCGACGGGTGATCGGGATGAAGTGGGCGATCGTCTCGACCGGGCTGGTGACCACGGCCACAGCGAGGGCCGACTCGGGCTTGACACCGTGCGAGGCGGTGTACGCCGCCACGGCGACGTTGTTGAGGCCAGGTGTGGCCGAGGTGGTCGCCTCAGGCACAGTCGCAGCGTTGTTCGTCTTGCTGGTGACCGTGACGTACTCGAAGGTGTCCGAGGTGATGTTGATGTTGGTGCAGAGATCCCGCACCGTCAGCCCACGCTCGCCGACGAGGTCGACGGTCTGGTTGAGGAGGGCGTTCTGAACGAACGCACCGCCCAGGGTCGCCGAAGCACCCGTGACGAGGGTCTTGCGGTCGTTGTAGAGCGACCCGGTCTCCTGAAGTGCCATGCGGCCGAAGCCCTTCTGCACCCGACCGTCCGACCCGACCCACTTGGAGACGAGTTCGGCGTAGGCGGGGGACTTCGAGACGGCGTCACCGAGGGTCATCCCCTTCGGGTCCACGATGCCGTCTCGCATGACCTCGACGGGGACCTTCTCGACGGCAGGGCCGGCGAGGTCGCCGAGGAACGCCTTGGCCATGTCGAGCGTGCCAGAGGCCGAGGCAGACGCCTTCACCTCGTCGGTCAGGGCCCGGACGTCCTCGCCCATCTTGTTCAGCTTGGCGATCTCGTCGGGCGTGGTCTCGTCCTTGCCGTCGAGCTCGTCGGCGAAGGAACGCATGTCGTGAACGGCCTTCTCGAGCCGCTCCCTTGTCGTAGCCATTTCAGTTCTCCTGGTTCGGGGGGGTGCTGACGCCGATGAGCGCCAGTTCGGCCTCCGCCAAGGTGGCGAGGGCCTTGATCCCGCTGCGATCAGGCGGAGGAGAGGCGGGCGCGGGAGCGGCGGCGTCCTCGGGCTTCACGTTGGCGGGGGACTCGGCTGAGCACTTCGGGCACGCAGCCATCGACAGAGCGCCGGCCTTGGCCGACAGAATGGAGGCTTCCCGGTTGCTCGGGATGGGGACGATGGCTGCGTTCAGCAGCTCGGCGCGGCGGATGTGGACTTTGCCGTCCTCCTCGTCCTCCTCACGCTTGGCGTTCATGAAGGCGACCGACATCTTGCGGATGTGGCCCTCCATGACCAGCGTGCGAATGTCCTGGGCGCGCGGCAGGGACGAGAACGTGCCTCGGAACTTGAGGAGGTCGCCGTCGTAGAACGGCACTCCGCTACCGACGGTGGTGTCGGTGCTCATCCCGTGGTCGACGTCGATGGTGATGTGATCCGGCAAAGGCTCGAACGCCTTGCTGTCGATGACCTCGCCGTCACGGTCAAGCGTGGGCGCCGAGAGGATGGCCTCGAACATGCCCTGCTCGTCGTCGGGATCGAGGGCCTTGAGCGACACCGAGACGGCGCCGAATGCCTTGCTGTCCATCAGGAACCTCCGTCGAGCTCGGCGAGGCGAGCGTTGATGCCGTTCAGGTGCCGGCGAATCACTGGGTCGGCCGATCGGTCGTCGCCGGGGGGCATGGCCGGCAGGGGTGCCCGCTCGGCCTGGTCGATGGGGACGACGGCCGAGTTGATGAACAGTTGGTCGGACCCGTCCACGAAGGGCAGGTTCTCGGCCTGTCGCACCTCGGAGGGCATGATCCACCCGGACTGGATGCCCTGCTGGTAGCTGGCGGCTCTCGCCTCGAAGGAGCCCCGAAGTACCTCGTCCATCAGGAACTCGGCGTAGACCTCATCGCCGAAGTCGGGGTCGCCCTTGCCGAACGAGCCGTCTCGGAGTTCCATCTCCAGCGTGGACTCGAGCAGCTTCAGCTTCGGCGCCATCGTGTCCCGGTACATGGAGCGCATCTGCTCAGTGATGTTGGAGAACGTGGCCCGGTCGAGGATGTGTACGACGGGCGGGGGCACGTCGTAGGCGGCGCAGACTTCCTCACGGTTCAGCTTGCGGGTCTCGACGTACTGGAGGTCTTCGGCGTTGAGGCTGATGACCTGGGCCGACATGCCTTCCTCGAGGACCGCCGTCTTGGCGAAGTTGTGAGCTCCCCCGTGGATGGACGCCCAGGAGTCAGCCAGCCGGGTTGCCGCATCCTGGCTGAGCTTGCCGGGGTGGTTCAGGACGACCGAGGGACGGGCACCGTTGGCCCAGAGTGCGGAGTTGGCGGTACGTGCTCCCCACTCGTTCTCCAGCGTGGAGCGCAGCGGCTCAAGGGGGCTCATCCCTCGTTGCTGGGAACAGGGGTCGTAGAAGCGGAAGTGGACGAAGTCCCGACGAGCGACGGGGGTCCGCTCCCCCTTCGTGTCGTACGTCCACTTGCCCTCCTCGGAGAGCTGCATCCGGGTCGGGTGCATCGGGTAGAGCTCAACCGGCGTGCCGTTGCGGTCCCGGCCCTTGAGCCAGAAGACCTCCCCGTAGACGTTCAGCGTGGAGACCGTCCACAGCCAGAACATGAACGGGTCATGCACGGTGGAGGGACGTCGAAGGAGCCGGGCGTACGGGTGATTACGAGCCTCGGGGCGACCGTCCTCCTCCCGCGCGTACACCTTCAGCGGGAGACGTGCGGAGGCGTTGGCGATCTTGTTGACCAGCGCAGCGACCCAGAGGTTCGACCGGTAGATGGCGTCGTAGGAGTTCCAGCGCGCGGCGGTGGTGATGCCTGGCTGGGGGATGCCGTTCCAAGACAGGGGGGTGAACAGGGAGGACTTGACGAGGACGCCACCGCTTCTGAACACGGGCGCCTCCTACGGGACCTGTATGAACGACACGTCGGCCCACCGGATCAGCAGCTCGCCGTCTACGGCGACCTCTCCTCGCAGCTCCATGACCTGTCGGAGAACGAGGTGGACGTCGTCGGACTCCATGAGGACCCCGCCGAACGCCTCGCCGGTCTTGAAGGTGACGAGGACCGACCGCTTCAGCTTCGATGCGAGGACGGGGTCCTGACGGCGGTGCGCCTGCAACACAACCGCCGCCAGAACCGCTAAGGCAGCCACAAGGGCCACGGAGAGCAAGACTTCAGGCATCGAACTCGACGAGGCAGCTACAACCGGCCCGCTCATCGACCGGAAGGGACGGATCTCCGGGCCATTTCCCCCCGTTGGAGAAGGTTTCGGACATGCGAACCGTCTCCCCGTTGAGTCGAGCGTGGCTGGATCGGGGGTTGTTCGAGGTCACTACCCACCGCTTCTCCTTCACGTCAGCCACCGTGGCGGCGTAGTCGCGGCCGAGATTCGCCTCGGTGGTGACCTTGGACTGGGCGATGGAGAGGGCCCGAGAGGCGATCGCGACCGTGAACACGTGCTCTGCGGCCGTTCTGGTGTCCTCATCGGAGGCCAACGCTTCCTCGAGGGCGTCCGCTGTGGTCTGGTTCGTGTTCTCAGCCGTGATCCGGGCGTACGGGCGGAGGAAGGCGTCCAGATCAGCGACATCAATGGTCACCCGGTACCGCTCGGCGATCTCCCGGCCGAACGCCCGCGCCGTGGGGATGGCGAGCGTCGCCACGATGACCGACAGCTCCCGGTTCCACCGCTCCATCGAGAAGCGGTCGATCGTGGTCGATCCTTCGGGGAGGATGACCGAGCGTTGGAGCTTGAAGAACTCAGCGAGGGTGCGGCGGTGGCGGTTGACGTGGGACTCAGAGCCAGGGATCACAGGACCGCCATCCCCCTGGTCTCGTAGACACTCGTCGTGTCTTCGGGGAGGTTGGAGAGCGCCCACACCGCCCCAGTGCAGGCCACCAGGGGGGCGATATCGGTCGGGGAGTTCTTCCGGTCCCACACCCAGGAGTCACCGAGGGGCCTCGTTCGGGCCGTTGATGCGGCAACATCGAGGACGGGCTGGGGTCGGTGTCGTACCCCCTGCGTAGGGTTCTCCTGAACGATGCGAACGAGGTCGTAGAAGGCACCCGTTCCGGGTCCTAACGATGAGCCGGACCACTCGATGAGGGGGATCTCGGTGGTCTTGAGGTCGTCCAGCAGGGATGAGACGGGCGCGCCTTTGGCTTGGATGACGAGGCCGGCGAGCCCTTCGGTGTCCCGACGCTCGAGCAGCCAGGGAACGACCCAGTCAGTACCGACCCGCTGGGCGACAACCTCAACGTGAGGTAGACCGTCCTCTCGGAACCCAGCGACGGAGACGTAGGCAGTGGAGCGGTCCCACGACACGTCGATGCCGAAGACGAACGTCCCACCCTCAGGGATGAAGGACTCGGGGTCTGTCCCCGCCTCCCACGTACCAGCAGGGAAGGGCCCTTCAAGCGAGCCCGACGACCACTGGCACAGAACCTCGGTGCGGAACACCCATTCCGGGTCGGTACGGCGGGCGGATCCAAGGGCCCGTTCGGTGATGGTGTGACCGAGGGATGGGTTGGCTTGGATCCAGCCGTCCCGGTCGTCGATGTCACATCCGGCCGGGGCTGACCACTCGAAGATCCCGAGCGAGTCGTCAGTGTCCAGCTCGACCTCTTGGTCGGGAGCGGTGTCCTCCGCCTGCTCTCGGAGGTTGTCCGGGTCCCCAAGTGCTTCGTGGGCCATGAGGCGGAGATGACGGAGCACGATGGAGGCGGCATCGCCAGCGTTCGATGCGGCCCAGACCTGGGCATGTGCTCTCGCCAAAGTGGTCTTGGTCACCGCGGCCCAGGCATCCCATGACTGGTGCTCCCGTAGTTCGTCCATCAGGACGAGGTCACCGGACAGACCACGACCACCTCGCCGGTTGGCCGCCTGCACCTTGTACCGCTCGCCCTTGACCAGTTCGAGGGCCTTCTTGCCGTTCGTCCGGTTGATGTTCTTGATCTCAGCGGCGAGCTCAGGCACGTCCTCGGCGATGTCCACGGCCCCCTGCCAGACCTCCTCGGCAATGTCGAGGTTCTGAGCGGTGCCGATGACGAGGGGAGCGCCCCGGACGTACATAAAGAACAACCCGAGGAGCTGGAGGACGGTCGACTTCCCGTTCTGGCGGGCGACCAGGAGGATGACCGTCCGGTAGCGGAACGTCCCGTCGGGCAGGAGCTCGAGGGCGTGGATGAGGAGCCACTTCTGCCACGGCAGGAGGTGGAACCCCACCACCTCCTCGGCGAAGTCGATGCAGGCGAACCCGAGGGAGGTCTTGGGAGTCAGCGGTCGGAGCGGAGGAGTGAAGATCCGGGGGGTCTCGACCCCGACGAGGTCACGCCGCGCGGGACGACGCAGAACGGAGCTGGGCGAGCTTGCCACTCACTGCCTCCTCCATCCCGAGGGCCTTGCGTTCGGCCGGCGCACCGCCGAGCGCCTTAAGGGTGTTCAACAGATGAGGGCCGAGGTAGAGGGCCTTGGCTGCGGCTCCGTCGTCACCGGACTTCACTGCGGCG